TTGTCGTTCGATTGCTGTTTTGATTGTGTTATTATATTTTGTTTTTGTTTTTTTTTTTTTTTTTAATGATACGGCGACCACCGATATCTACACACTGCATATCGTCGGCAGCGTCAGATGTGTATAAAGAGACAGGACATGAATACTCTTGATGCATTTAATCTTAATTTATTCTATCCGGTAATAATTGAAAATGAAATTATACGTGATAGAAATGAATATGTTTCTTTTTTAGAACGAAAAGGATATATTCCATCTTCAAAAGAAATTGTAGTTAAGCCAAAAATAAAAAAGATAAAGGAGAATATAAATGGCAATTGATATCGCAAGTGTTATTAAAGATACACTTCTTGTAACCGGATATGCCGCCTTTGGTGATTCTCCAGATGCCGAATCTGCTAATCTTGCGTCAAGAGTTTTGAATGACATGCTTCAGGAATGGTCAGCAAATGGATATATTAATCCAACAATTAAAACAGTTGTAATGGATTTACCAACTCACGAACCTGATGCTCTTGGAGCTACAACATATATCAAAACAGGTTCGGATTCTTTAACTGCAGACATTCCTGAAGAAATAATGGATTTGATAACTGTTAAAGTGCAGCTTGGACCAATTGTTTATAATCTTACTCAAATATCATATGAAGAATATTCAGCATTATCAATTAAATCTATGCCGGGCATTCCAAAATATTATTCATATGATTATCAATTTGGATCTGGAAAAATTTATTTCCACATGCAGGGGTTGGCAGGTCTTAAAGCAATCATCGAATATAAACCAAGACTTGGAACAATACGCATTCCACAAGGCACAATTGCGCTTGATCCACTTTATAGAGAGGCGTTAATTTATAATCTTGCTTCTCGTTTAACTCCATATCTTGGAACAGTTTTAGACCAGAATATAATTTATCATGCTCAACATTCTCTAAAATGTATCAAAGAGCGTAATCAAAGACAAACCGCAAAGAAAGTTCGTTCAAGTTATTACTCTCAATCTGGTGGTTCGTCTTATTGGGTAAGTCCTCTGAATACGATTGGAGCAACATCAAATGGCGGATAATCCAATTGCTGATAATTTGCAGGGAGCTTCTTCAGGACCATTTTCAATAGCTCTTGGAGACAAACCATATTCTGCTCCATATACATCAGTTGGTACGGAACAATGTGAGAATTTGTATGTTGAAAAATCCATAACAGAAACAAGCACTGTTCCATATTACTATCTCTCAATCCCAGGTTTGCGACTTTTTTCAAAATCAACATCCGATAATACTCCGGCTTGTCGTGGATTGTATTCAACTGGTACTGGTAAACTTTACGGAGTTTTCGGAAACACATTGTATGACATCGCTTCAAATGGGACGAGAGTAGAAGTAGGAATTCTTGAATCAAATCAAGGAACTGTTTCATTTGCTGATAATGGCACAGAAATGTGTATTGTTGATGGGCGAGCTGGTTATATTGTTGTAATGTCAAGTAATGATTTTTCAAAGATTACAGATTCGTATTTTCCAGGTATTGCTGATAATGATACATCAAAAGCACCCACTAGAGTTGTTTGTATTGACACGTATTTCATTGTAAACAAACAGAATTCCAATGAATATTTTTGGTCAAATCCTGGGTATACCGATGTAGCATATGATTCCGATCATCCAGAAATTACAAACAAATGGAATGGACTCCAATTTGGACGAAAAATAGGAGATTCGGATAATATCATTTCAATGTCTAAATGTGTAAATCTTCTTTGGCTTTTCGGAAAAAATTCACTTGAAGTACACTATAATACCGGAGATTACCAGAACCAATTATTCGCAAGACAATCAAATGCTCTTGTTAATTTTGGATGTTCTGCTCCTAATTCAGTCGCCGCATTTTCAAATAACGTATTCTGGATTGGTGCTGATAAATCAGGAACCGTTGGTATTTTCACAGCATCTACAGATTTTATGCCACAGAGAATAAGTACTCGTGGTGTTGAATCATATATTCAAAGTATGACTAATTTTACAGATGCCATCGCTTACACTTATGCTGCTGATGGACATGCATTTATTTGTTGGTATTTTCCATCAGGTAACCAAACTTGGTGTTATGACGTTGTTACTCAAGCATGGCACAGAAGAACGCATTTTGATTATAAATCGGGCATATCTTCTGCTTATTATGGATTATATTCAACATTTGCACATGGTAAGAATCTTGTTGGTGATAGATATACAAATGCAATTTACGAATTTGATTCAGATTATTATGTAAACGATGACCATGATGGAAATGATGTAAATTATATTCAGAGAATTAAAACAACTCCAGTCCAAATGAATTATGGCAAATTAACTCGTTATAAAACACTTCAACTGATTATGCAGCAAGGTGTTGGTAATACTATTGATGATTCAAATCTTGTTGGGCGAAATCCAAAAGCAATGTTGTCATGGAGTAATGATTATGGTAATTCTTGGAGCAATGAAAGAGATATTGAATTGGGTAGACAAGGTGATTATGGGCATCGTACTCGTTTAACAAATCTTGGAATGGGTCGTTACAGATGTTGGAAAGTTAGAATCACCGATCCAGTTAAAGTTGTTTTATCAGCACTGCTTGTTGATTTTGAAACCGGGGGGAGATAATGGCAAAGAAAATTTCACCAGCTCCAATATCAACAAATTTGAATTCTGGAGGACAAACAAATCTCCCGTGGACTTTGTGGTTATCAACTGCAAGTGATTATCTTACAAATTCTACAAAAATAAATGTTAAAGGAAATGTTAATTATACTACAATTGGGAATGTTTGTTTTTTCAATGTTTCAGGTAATGTTACAAAAATATCATTACCATTCAAATCAATGTATAAAAAACATATTCAAGTTTTCAAAGATGGCGCATTAGAATATATTGAATTATCAGCAGATTCAAGTGAATTTGTTATATCTGGAAATGTAGATATAAACGATTTCTACATAATAAAATACGAATAAATAGAAAATGATAGGAGAAAATAAATGTTACCAGCATTAGCATTAGGTCTTGGAACAGCATCGGGACTAACATCACTTTTAGGCGGAGCAATGGGATCGAATGCCGCTCAAAGAGCCGGGCGTCAACAAGCTGCCGCAATGCAGGATGCTATAGATTTCCAGCGCGGCGTTTATTCAGATGCTCAACAAAATTACAATCCATATCTTCAATCAGGCAGACAAAATCTTGACATATACCAAAATATGCTTGCGTCAACTCAGCAGCCAACATTTGGATATCAACAGCAGGCATTTGATTTCAACAAATATAAAGATCCATCTGCCGAATACGCAATGGAACAATCTGGAAAAGCTATGGAAGCATCTGCATTAGCAAAAGGTGCTACTGGTGGTGGATTCGCAAGAGCACTACAGCAAAATCAGAATAATCTTGCGAATCAAGCATATCAAGGATCGTGGAATAGATATCTTGACCAGAGCAAATTAGGTTATGGTATTGCTGAAGGTGCTTATAATAGAGATTATACCGCACAGCAGAATAGACTTGGACAATATGCTAATCTGGCAAATCAAGGATTGACAGCCGCACAAGGACTTGCAGGTATGGGACAATCTGCAGCAGGAAATATGGGAACTATGTATGGTAATATGGGTGGAGCAATGGCCGCTGGTACACTTGGTTCTTCGAATGCTATGACTGGAGGATTACAAGGTCTAATGTCAGGACTTGGTTCTGGTCTTGGAGCATATTACGGATATGGGTCTGGTGAAACAAATCCATACAATTCATATTCTTCAAATGGTATAAAATCATATTCTAAAACCGGAATGGGGATGAACTAATGGCAAACGAATGGCAATCTTTATTACAAGCCGCTCCAAATAATGCTAATTTTAATCTTGTAAAATCATTCCAAGATTCTTACGGAACTGCCCAGGACCAAAAGAAAACAGCATATGAGCAATTCAGGATACAAAAAGCTCAAGATATAGCATCTCAAGCAACAAGAGATGATGGCTCAATGGATTGGGATAAAATGTTTCAGCTTGGTCGCGATGCGGGAATTGGTCTGGATACATTTAACCAAGTCCATAAAATGCAGATGGATAGACGCGCAAGTGAAGTGGCTGTCAAACAAGGCCAAATGGCTCTTGGTGCAATGGGATATGATAATACAGATTGGGACAAATCCGCTAGTTCAATTACAAATATTCCTGCTGGCGGAACTCAATATGTTGCTCCATCCGAATCGCAACAATCACAATACGATTTTATAACCAATCCAGCACAACCAGCACAAGCTCCCGCAGCAACTGCAACACAAGCTCCCGTTGTTTCTACACCAGCACAAACAGATGTAACTCCATCAGAAAATGAAGATGGTACTATTAGAATTGTTGGACAAGAATCACCTTCATCAAAAGTTCCAATGTACGAATTGCCAGAAGCTCCCGCAATTGATAGAGACTATTCAAAGCAAGGATATTATAATGAATTGTGGCGCTCTGGAAGAAATAAAGAACAAGGAGAATCAATAGGAGCAGGATTGGTTGGTTCGGGAGCAAGGCAGCTTTCAACTGAACAAATGTCTACAGATCAATTAGATAGATTTAAAAACTACGCTGATATAAATGGAATTACAGGATCTCCCGCAGAACAATTAGGAAAACTGGAAGATATGGCTGTTGCTTCAATCCCAGTGCCAAAATTAAATCCAATGGTTGGTATGTTATCTCGCGATGATATGGCGAAAGAATATGGAAGATACGAGCAAGCAAAATCAGATTATCTTGCTAAAGTTCAGGAAGCAAGAAATAAAGTTGCCGAATCAATTGGAAAAGGCAACTATACTGTTTTGGATAAAATGCTTGCTCAATCGGCAAACAGAATTGCCCAGGATAATCTAAAACTTGCTGAAACTAAAAGCCGCCGCGAAGCTTCTCAGGTTGAATGGGGAGATGTTTTTGAATCCCCATTCGAATCTCCAGTTGAAAAAGCAAAAGCTAGAGATGCTTCCGCCGCATCTAAAGGCATTGCTTCAGCAATATCAAAATTATCAAAAATGGATGCCAATAATCCAGAATTTCCAGCATTAAGGATGGCAGTATCAAAAGATATTATGATTGCTTATGGAT